ACTTATATACTCGATAGCATGACTTTTATGAGAGCGGTGATGGAGCATGAACTCATCAAACAGCAACCGTCTTTTTGTAGAAAAGTTAAAATTAACTCCACAGAAATTAAGATCCCGGCTGGTTGGGATGTCATTAATGGAGTTCGTGCATACATGGAGTATATCATCGGACGGCTATCTGAACTCGGTCATGTCATCGCAGTATTTCACGAAGCCGATGAGACAGATAAACAGAAATCTACCAAAGAGCAAAAAGCTTACACGGGATTAAAAACAGTACAACCTCCGTACCTAGCGACCGTGCTTAGTTTATTTAATGACGTATTCCGAATAACGGTTGACTACTCCGGCGCACGTATCGTTCAGTGCCAGCCTAATTCAGATTTCACAGCTTCTACCAGCATGAAACTTGATGCTACAGAAGCTCCCGATATTATGCAGATGCTCGCTAAACACAAGCAACGCTCGGCATAGTTACCACCGTAGTAAATGATTCATAGATTCTAAAAACTAACTAAATCGAAAAGAGGATACAAAGATGGGTTTTCAAATGAAGGTCTCCAATGAGAAGCTCGAAGGTATGGATGTTTTTCCGGCTGGCCAGTACGATGTAAAGCTAGTAGGTTTTAAGCCCAACAAAGCTAAGACCGGTTCTACTAACTTGAACGCGATGATGGTAGTTCATGGGCATCCAGATTTTGCGAATCGGAAGTTGTATGATTCGTTGAATGTGGGCGGCGCGTTTACTTATCCTGATTTCTCGCACTGCTTCGGCTTGCCAATGGAGACGGACGGAAAAGATAGCTGGTTGCCGGGAGAGTGGAATGGCGATCCTGCTAAGTTTAAGGAAGATGATCCTACTACTTGGGTCTATAAAGGGCCGCTGGTTGGCAGGATTGGTAAAGTGGAAGTAGCAGTTGATAACTACAACGGCAAGGACAATAACAAAATCCGTCGGTACTTCTGCGCGGTTCCTGATTGCGCTACGAAGTTCCCGAAGATTCGGCATATTGCGGATTTGCTGAAGAAGAGCAGCTAATTACTAACAAGGGGCGGCTAGTACAGCGCCCCATTAACTCTTTCTAAAGGAAAAGGAGAATTAGCAAATGGTATTCGAAAACGACGAGGAAATTCTAGACGCAGACTTCCAGGATATTTATGACGAAGATGAAGATGAAAGCGAAGAAGACGAGGACGAAGATGCCGACGACGAATCCGAATACGAAGACGAAGATTAAACTTAACAAAGTAGGAATTAACGCGCTGGAGTATCGGGGCATGTCAGATAATACTATGCTGATGATCCTAAACCAAGACGGCGACCAGCCAATTGTAACTCGGCGCGCTATTAGGTGGCTCTGCATTCAAGTACTAGGACAGTATGGTTATGAGTTTGAGGTAGATGATAATGCCACTTCTAGGAAGTAAAGGCAATCCGACAAGTCCGGTGTGGGTGCTGGTAGATAGACCATTGTCAGGTGACGAGGACAAGGGATATCTATTTAGTGCCCCCACCGGATACGTCTGGGACAAGATGATGCAAGAGGCGGGGATTAAAGATTACTATGTTACTGGCTATCGCCGGGACACAGATAACCTCAAAGGCTGGTCCAACGTAGCAGGAGACTTAGAGCACTACCGACCGCCTATTATTATCCCACTCGGACATACTGGTAAGAACCTGCTAAACCAGATGAACCCGAAGTATTTGAAGAAAAAAGGCTCCTTCGACACCGCGAACGAAGAATCAGAGATTAGCAAGTACGCCGGCTCAATCCTAACAAGCACTCACCTCAACTATTCCCACTACATAATCCCAACCGAGCATCCCGTAGATGTAATCAAGCAGTGGAAGATGCGGGATATTGTTATTAACTGTGACCTAGCAAAAGCCGCTAGTGAACTTGAATACTGGAAAAGCCATGCATGTACTCTTCAGCCACTTCCAGAACGGACTCATAAAATACAGTTTGATTGCTTTGAAGAACTTCTTTGTGATATTGACAATATGCTCAATTGTCCTATTGTTAGTAACGATATCGAAACTATTTACCCAAAAGCGCCAACTAAAACGCAGCCATCTCAATTCTACAAAATCCTACCCGGCTATCCTATTACCGCTTCTTTCGCTAGTAGTGCAAGCTTTAGCATTAGTTTTGACTTTTTTCGTGAAAGTACTATTGAGACACGAGAGCTTTGGAAGCACCTTGCAAAACTCATGTGGGAAGTCCCTAGTCTCGGTCAGAATTTCTTCAACTTCGACGCCAACTTCTACGAAGCCTTGGGTTTTAGAATCGACCTTAGTAGATGTAGAGATACTTTGATTAATCATCATTTGCTCTGGGCGGAGCTAAAGCATACGTTGCAGTTCCAGACGCGGCAGTATACTAGGGAGCCGTACTATAAAGACGAAGGGCATGGGTGGAACATTAAAGATATGCGGCAGCTAAAGATTTACAACTGCAAAGATACTATGGTTACTTATGAGATTTATGAGTGCCAACTATTAGAATTAGCAGAGAGAGGATTACTATAATGTTTGATCTTTATGATGATTTTAATACGGTAGAGCCTGCCGCCCCTGTTGTCCAACACGAGCCACCTGACGCCGGGTATACGTTTGATCACAAACAGGGATGCCCATGCGGATCGTGGCACCATGAATGCGGCAGTGACTGCCCGCATTGCAATTGTGTACCGTCGCAGCCTACCCCACTCCCTAGCGATGACGCGCTCTGTAGTCTTTGCGGAGAGGGTACAGATCACTGGGCAGGGAATCCCGGTAAATGGCCGATGAAACTCCCTTACAAAGGTGGAAATGGAAAAACTCGTATCTATCACCGCAGTTGTGTGATCGAAGCTATCGATAAGATGCAGAATATCGCCGCACTCCCTGTAGGGCAGATGGAGACGTTTGAGGGATGGTGGAAAGGTGGCGAAGTCACTGAACTTGTATCACATCTTGAAGGCCAAGACGATCCAATGGAGTGCTACAAATCTTTATCTAAAGCCGCATGGAACGCAGCAAAGGGACAGAAGGAGACGAAGTAATGGAAATCACACAAGATTCGCAAGAGCAACTAGCAGCGGAAATCAACCTAGAATTCGCGAAGCTCGCGCAGCTAGTGGAGGAAAATCCTCCTGCTTACCGACTTTTATACCACATTAATAAGCGAGTTGTACAATTCATCGACAACGCTCGCTTATTGCAAACGCCAAAACCTAAAGAAATGGTGGAACTCTAAAGGAAAGGAGCACTAGAATGCAGCTAGATAGATACGAGCCACACGAAACCAGAACTAAATGCGAGTGTCCTAGTTGTGTAGCTGATAGATTCGAAGCGGGTTTGTGGGATTATGGGTACTCGCTTACTAATACCTTCAGCCCGGTAGCGTTAAAAGCGGCGCTTACTATGCTCTATAGAAATCAACCCCCGCAATATAACTAGAAAAGAGGACTCTAAATTGACCCACGCATTTCAACTTATTTTCAATTGCACTCCAGCACAATTCGCTACTGCTACTGCAACCACACTCCCAGCAGTCGGCGCAACAGTTATTCAAAACCCTATTCCTGCTCAAGGGCTTATTATCTCTGAGCCTTTTACCTTCACAGCCACTACTGCTATTGGTACAGCACTTACTGCTATTTCGTCTATCGTAGGATTGTATTCGGGACTCCCTGTTAGCGCCGCTAATTTCACGCCTGGAACTCTTACTCTCGGCGCGGTGGGAGCGGTAAATACAGCAACACTTGCGGGGGGCGCTGCTACTTCAATAGCCACTGAAACTATCACCGCAACTCCCGGACTCGGGCAGATTGATTTTTCCTACGATGGTCAGTATTTTCTCCGATTCTTTGGGGCTAATCCAGCACCTATCAGCCAGCAATCGAATGCGGGTGTGACTGAGAATCAGATGACTACTAATCTAGTGGCATTCCTTACTAGTACTTTCGCGGCTACTCTCGGTGTGCCTGTACCAAGTAATATCGCTGTTCCTCCCCCGTTCGTGCCGTAGTAGCAACTAACAATTAAAACTACCCACACCCCACAGAACATCGTGGGGTTAAGTAGGCACTGAGGGCTTATGCAGAAGAACAGAATAAGCATGGAATACTTGCACGCGCTACAAGCGGTATACTACCAAATAGATCGACGCGGTATAGTAGTAGACAAGCAGAGGCTACGAGATGCATCACACTATATTGATACAGACATTAATCGTCAATGCGCTATTGTCAGTAGTATCTGGAACATACCTTGCTACATCGGAGCCGCAAACAAACCGGAAGCTAAACTTGGGAGTAGTATTAATCTTAACAGCAGCAGCGGTGATAATACCCCTCTCGCACACTTAAAGCGGATGGGATTTACAATACCAAAGACAAGTGGGAGGGATGAGGATGGAAACTACATATCAAAAGAATCTCTTGCGGAACTTACCCTGCAAAAGATATATGCAACAAATCAATTTAACGTCCCGGGAGGAGATCCAGCAATTAGGGCGCTTCTTAGAATACGTGAACTTGGAACTCTCCGAGCGCGCTACATTAATGCAAACCTCTATCGTTCAGGAGGGTTCGAGTTATTTCTTACAAATTATAATTGCGCAGGAACAGTTACAGGACGCAGGGGAAGCCGCAAACATTCTTTCGGTTTTGGGGGGAATGCACAAAATTTTCCAAAGCATGGAGAGCTTGCTAAGATATTTCGTAGATGCTTAGTAGCCCGCCCCGGTAAAATCCTACTAATGGTAGACCAGATGCAAGCCGAGGACTGGCCTACTAGCGCACTAGCTAATAACACGGAGGCACTTGATGACTTACGTTCTGGTATTGATAGGCATAGGAAGTTGGGTTGCCTTATATTTGATATCCCCTGGGACCACTATACAGACTCTCAGTGGAAAGAATCTATTGAGCGATTCCTTGGCAAGAAAACTAGACACGCTAATAACTATGGTATGCGTGGCGGTACTATGTCTGACTCACTTGCTAAGGAAGGCTATTCACTAACTCCCCAACAATGCACCAACATCCTCACGAAAGTAAACCAAGTTGACCCCTCCGTAGACGGAGTATTTCACAAATACATAAAGGACTGCTTATATGCGAATCGAACGCTCCGGACACCGTTTGGACGTGAACGTATCTTCTTCGGCCTCCGAGGTGGTGAAACAGGCTCGAATAATAAAATCTTCAACGAAGCTTACAGCTACATTCCTCAATCTACAGTTGGCGATAATAACGGATTTGCAGTCTATGAACTTGAAACCGGAAATGACTCCACACGAGGTAAAATTATTCAAGAATGCCATGACTCAATCGTTCAGGAGATTGACGATTCTGTTGAATCTATCTGGAACTTTATGCAAGTCACAAAAGCGGCGTATTCTCGTAGAATCGTATTCCACAATGGGATTGAAGTTGAAATCCCAGTCGAAGGAGAAATTGCCTTTGACTTCTACAACACAGTAACTATTAAAGCTAGGAATGGCTCCAAAAAGCTGGAAGACATTACCTATCAAGATGTGCAAGCGGCTTACTACAAGTTAAAAGAGAATCAAGAAAAGGAGCGCCAGTCAGATGCCGCCACGCAAACTCAGCATGAACTGGATCAGCAGCTATGCGGCGGCGCTTGATCCAATAACCGAAGCGCCATCTGCGTATGTAATTTGGAGTGCAATCTCAGTAATAAGTGCAGTTCTAAAAAAGAAAGTATGGGTACGTCGTGGAACCTACAAAGTATACCCAAATCAGTACATTGTTCTCGTTGGACCGCCCGGCGTTGGGAAGGGAACAGCAATCCATCCAGCTCATTCGTTCATTAAGGACTACAAACCTGCTCTCAGCAACTACCTTTCCGATCGTATTACGGCGCCTAAAATCATTGAAAAGCTTGCAAACGGATTCCAAACCAACGCAGTAGTAAATGGTATGGTAACAACCGCTACTGAAAGCACTGCGGTACTAATGGCAACGGAGCTTAGTACTTTCCTTGGTTCCTCAGATTGGATGACAAGTTTCCTATGTGACACATGGGATAGAAATGAGTTTGAATATGACACTAAGAATAAGGGCAGCAGCCACATTAAGGACATGTGCGTTAGCCTTATTGGTGCTTGCGTACCAGATTTTATTAGGAAAATCAACGGGAATAAAAACGCTGCAGAAGCTATTAACGGTGGGTTTACCGCTAGAACGATGTTTGTATTTGCTAATGAGAAGTCCAAGAAGCTGGCTTGGCCAGTCGCACTTGAAGATACTACTGGCGGAAAGGAAATAATTGCAAACCTCCGCCACGATCTTGAACAAATCGCGCACGTACATGGCGAATTTACATTCGACAATGAGGCTTATCACGAATGGATTGCATTTTATAAAACTATCAATGCTACAGATTCTGATTCGGATGTTGTAAGATACTTCAAATCAAGGCAGGATATTCATGTCCTTAAAGTCGCAATGTGTCTTAGTGCAGCTAGTGACAATCTCCTTGTTATTAACCGATGGTGTTTGACGACAGCTATAGCTCTAGTTCAGGGGGTGTTAGATACACTTGACATTACCTTTAGAGGAGTAGGGGAATCATCACTATCAGAGGCAACGGCAAAATTGCAGACGTACATTGAGAGAAAGGGCCTTTGTTCGAGACGGGAACTTATTCGGGATTGTCATAGACACGCTACGGTTGAAGATATAGATAGAATTATAAATACATTATTACAGATAGGACTAATTACTAACAAGATCGTAGGTGGCACTCAGTTCTATGAGTACGTACACACGACTAAAAAGAAAGTGGTACAAATGCCATGAGGATGCGGAGAGGAAGCCCATTAGAGAATTACTGGATAGTACTTGAAAATAGTTGTTGGGAGTGGCAAGGCTCTAAGTGCAAACGTGGCTATGGTAGATATCGAGTTGGCAGTACCATAAAACAAGCGCACAGAGTTGTGTATGAAAAATACAAGAAGAAGAAGATAGAATCTGGGCTGGAACTAGACCACAAATGTAGAAACCGCGCTTGTGTGAACCCTGACCATGTAGAAGAATTGACACATCTAGAAAATGTTTTAGTTGGTGAAACTACAAAGTTAAAAGAATTTGAAGTAAAACTTATTAGGGATCTATGGGAACATGGTAAAGTTTCTCAGGGAGAACTGGCTATTAAGTTTAAAGTAAGTCAATCAAATATCTCTGATATTATAACCAGAAAGACTTGGAGAAATATATAATGAGTTTCAATGAGCAAGGCCCAGAGCTAGTAGACCGTCCGTCCAAACCCCTTGAAGTATCACTGGAAGTTGAAAACGTAATCTTCGTAGTCGGTGGTAAATTCGGACTCGAAGCAGTTGAGGATAAAATTCTTATTCTTATTGACAAATACAAGAGCGGCTACGAGTGCCATGATTGTGATGGTACTGGAGTTTTCAATAGCTGCGACTGCACAAAGAAAGGAACCTTCGGGATTAAAGAAAATGGAAAAACCTGCACCTTCCGAGAAGCTTGCGCCAAACAAACCGTCGGCACAAAATGCCTACGATGCAATGGTACAGGATCAACGCTTATTGTGCCAGAGAATACGCGAGCAATCCCTACGTCTGGAGTTATCGTTAGCTGCGGCCCGAAAGTCAAGACGAGAAGAATTGGAGAGCGTGTGCTCTTTGGTGCTCACACAGGCTATTACCTTCCCTTCAAGGGAAACGCTAAAATTAGATGTATGAGAGAGGACGAGCCACTCTGCAAAATCCTAGCAGTAGAAACCGGCCCGGTTAGTTTGGACGACTTTCTTAGTATCGAGGAGATGCAATCGTGACCGCGCGGGAACTCAGTGAGCAATTGGTAGACGAACTTTTATTTAAAACTAATCTATCATTCTGCGGCGATGAGAGAACAATCTGCGAAACAGATATAGCTAGCATGATTGAGAAATACGAACCAGATGTTGTAGCAGAACTAAGACTTGAAATAGATGAACTAGAAACTGATATAAAAGAACTAGAAGATAAACTATCAGCACTTGGACAGTAAAAAGACCCCACTACGATGTTATGTAGTGGGGTATATTTTTGTCTTGGGTTAAGTGCTAGTTAATCTGCCAACATACATTGCTAGTATCTACCGCGAGCGCCGCAAGTGCCGTGTAGGAGTTAATCACGAATGATGTTCCCACCGAAATTGTACCTACTGACAATGTGCCGATTGCTGTACTAGCGTTCAGGCCGCAGTTAGTAAGTTTATATCTACACGCCGTTCCCGGAGTACAAGCAGCCGCTGTAGATACAGTAACAGTCCCCGCAGCGAGAGTTGCCACCCCACCTACTCCAGCACTAGTAGCAGTAGCCGCATTACCTCCGATACTAAGATTAGCAACCGGAGTCGTAGAAGTAACAGCAAACGGAGCAGTACCAGTTGCGACGGTCGATGTAAAGATAAACGGAGTAGTAGCCCCAGTCGGATTAATAACCAGCGGTGTCACATATGTAGTAGCCCCGCCCCCAGTATTAACTTGGAACTGTAAACTACCAGCCGAACCTGAGCCAGTAAGAGATACACCGCATGTCCGTCCGTAAGACGAGTTATACGCGCCCACTCCTGAAGCTAATAGAAAATCATACCTAGTACAAGGCCCAGTATTAATACCACCAAACCGCAAACCAGCCAACATTACATCTTGGTTTGCAGAACTTGCTGTTGTGTAAGCCATAATAATAGGAGCAGTCCATGCAATGCCACTACCAACTCCTAGTATCCCGGTAGTTGGATCGTTGAACAGCGAAGTAATTATCCCATTAGTACCTGGAGTGCTTTTAAAGATGTTATATCTAAACTGCAATCCATGCACACACGGAGGGTCAATAGTAGTAGAACTCAGTGATTCAATACCACAATTTACTGTTATAATATTACCACCAGCTAGCGCATTATTGGTTGGTATAATAGGAGGAGAAGCTAGATTTAGTGCAGTACTTACCTGACCTACTACATCTCTCCAGATTGGGGGGATTACTAAGTAATCAGTAGGAAGTATTCTGTTATAGTTATTAGCAAAACTACCATAATAGTGTGAGGTTGGTTCCTCGTTCTGAGTAGATTTAATAGCCGCTCCAGAGCCTACCCCCATTGTTCTCTCCGCTATCATAGGCCCAGTTCTACCATCCAACGAGTGCAGCGCGTTGCCAAAGTAGTTATACTGCCCACTTACTCCTTGCCCATTCCACCAATCAGGAATCATTACATTATCTGTAGTGCTCCATGCAGATGTATTAAACGGCATCGCAGTGAATTTACCATCTGATACTGTACCTACAGGCTGTGATGGGTCTTCGCTCTTATAAACCATCGCTACTGGATAAATCCCAAATGGTGTAGGAAAGAATGAAGCCACATTAAACGTAGGAGTCGCCGGACAACCAGAACCTCCTGATACTATCGTAGCTGTGTAAGGATCAAGTGAACTACTAGCTACAGCAGTTCCAACTGCTTGAATAACAGGAGCTACAGTACATCCAGATACAGTAATAATAGGAGCCGGGAGTTTAAACGGATGGCCACTGCCAGAAGTACTAGTGTTGGATGAGTAATCATTCGCATTAGTAGTTATACTAGTCAGTACTCCACTTGTCACTACTGGAGCACTAATAACAAGCGCAATCTTGGGAGTATTAACCGCAGGTAATAGAGTTCTGAGATTATTATTACTAGACCCCTCCGGATTTGTATATACATTCACCAGATCCCCAGCAAGGCTTTGTACAATAGGATAGCACAATCGTTGCTGCGCGGTTTGGTTACTAACACCATTTGAATTAGTTCCAATCGGAATGATATCAATATCAGCCCCGATGCAATACCCCACTGCGCCGCCGAAATTAACAGTAGCTCCTACAGCATGGGCACTCCTAAAGAAAGCTGTGAAGTGAGTCCCATCTACAACCGAAATCACTTGCGTATACTCTATCTGATAATCCCCAGCGGCGATAAATAAAATAGTCCCGGCTGACATACCAGCCGTACTCGCTACTGTAGCGCAGAATCCTTGCAAAGCTCCTGTAGTAGTATTGTAGTTAGTATTCTCGCCCGGTATTCCTACCCCTTGGTAAGTGGTCATAAAACCATCAACACCACCAGCATTCGGACCGGTTATTGGGAATAAAGAAGCAGTTCTAGTCTGAGAACCGCAACTTCCGGTATAGACATTATTATCAACAGCAGCAGTCAGAGTAGTCTGTGTGGATACTCCGAACTGTGTCGTGATCCCAGCACTTCCATCCCCCTGAAAAAACGAAAACAAAGGATTGGTAGCCGTGCCAATAGATGCAATGTTACCGGGAGATACGAATTTCTTCGTAACATCCATTACGAAGGCTTTTTCATAGAACGCTAACGAGTTCCCAGTCCCCGCTGTTACAGTAAGAGGTATCCCACCTTGAGTATCCGGCGCGCCAATTACAGTCAGTGTTCCGCCAGCTACGTCATTGTTATTGGATACAAAATGCCTCGGCCACTCATTACCCTCGTCCTCATTCCTAGAAACCCCACGACCTACAATAGTCATGGTCTCTCCTACGCAATCCCCAACACCTCCACAATTACCGTTGATTGCAAACATCCCACCGCCCTGTTCGGGAGCGAGAGTTTTAGCGGTTAATCCAAGCACGCCAAAATTGCCGAGTACCGTATTTGTATTATCAGTGCCGCTATTAAGATTAAGCAGCAGTGACATACCGCTGTATGTTCCAGAACCTCCAAGTCTTCTATTGATTGCCTGCGTAACATTCCAAGGAATCTGCACCGGCTGAGGCGGGTTACTAGTTCTAGACATACCACTCACAACTGCTGTGGCACCACCAGTGCTGAGGGTAATAGCGGGAGGCGCATTGTATAACCCGCCTCCTTGGTTAGTAAGTGTGACTGAGACTACAGCAGTGCCACCTGCATTTAGCACAGCCACCCCAGTAGCGGTTGTGCCGTTAGAAGGAGCCGCGGAGAAGGTAACAGTAGGCGGTGTGCCGGTATAAGTCCCGCCATTAGTAACAGTAACAGACTGTACAGCACCAGAGGTAGCGAAATGCTGTGCGAAGTCAACATTAGTAGCAGTCGCTGCTGTTAGTCCAAGAGCTAGTATCGCATTATTTGGCTTAACACTAACCGCAGTTTCATTCCCAGCGCCATCAGTAGTTGCAGCCGTATCACCAGATACAGAAGCTACAACACCCGGAGTTTGGTAGTATGTTTTCTGGAATTGTGGAGCCGCTACAATAGTACCGCCACCACTCTGAGGTACTGTCCAGATAGTACCATTCCAAGTATGCGTCAATCCATCGGTTACGTTAAAATACGCGCTGCCTATTCCAGCAATGGGGATAACCTCAACATCCAGATAACCATAAGCTGCGGGGCCGCTATTAAACCGAGGTGCGGTTATAGAAGCATTTATCACAGTATTAAACTGACTCGAACTAGTAACCGGGATAATAAACGAATTACAAGCAGCGATAGTATGCGAACAAACACTCACCGAGTACATAGCTCCCGAAGGAGTAATAGTAGCGGTATTAAAGAAGTGAGTAGTATCAGTAAGCACTCCGCTCGCGCTAAGCGACCCCCCAAAACTAGCAGTAGGAACAGGCGTTCCATTAAAGAACGCCTGACCACTAGGTGCGAATAAACTAGCACTCCAAGTCCCGTTATTCCAAGCCTGCCCATCCGAATCTACTACCGTAGCTGTTACACTAGTAACTTGTGCCTCGGTATTCACAACCCCGAGGCATAGGATAAATCCAAGTAGCACTTTTTTAAACATTATAAATTCACCTATTATCTGAAGTAACTAGTTAACAGAACAAGAAACTCCGTAAGTAGCTCCAGCCACTGCGCCGTGGCTAATAGCAACACCGCCAGTGCTTACAGTGTAGAACGTGAATGCCGCATCAATTGAGTTGGCCCGAGTGACTGAGCAAGTACTAATAGGTGTGACAAAAGAACAAGAAAGCGCATCCATAGCTGCCGTTGTAGTTGTTATAGTTCCACAACTCTTCATCACTAGTGGGCCATCACTTAGGGCTAACGTGGTGATCTGAACCCCGCCAATGGCATAAGGCCCATGTCCAATATTAAACATACTATTATCATCGAAATCAACAGTAGCTCCGGCACTTGATAGAAAATGTAGTCCAGTTCCACCAACAGTTGAAGCCGCCCAAGTAGAACCTGCGCCTTGGCCAATCCATTCTATCTCTCCTCCGCCTCCTGTCGTTCCAACAATTATTCCACTAGTGAATAATGCTGTAGTTGCTGTGACAGTAAGTCCGTTGAATGCACTAGCATTAAGTAGAGTATTGTTTATATCTCCCTGACTGTCCGGTCCGGGAGTACTTGTTGCCATATTTGTGGGTGAGACAGTCCAGTTATTACTAGAGAATGGCATTACTGTTACATCGATCAATGTACCCTGCAAATTTACAGAATAAGAAGTTGTGCCAAGTCCGTTCATCGTTCCGCCGCCGATGTAGACGTTATTCAGCCCATTGGTGGCTGTAATGTCAGCATAGCCGGCTGGGGCTATGAGCATGTTATCGGTAAACGTCAGCCATGGCCATGCATTCGTTATGTAGATCGGCTCTTTGGAGGTCGTCTCGATGTTATTTAGACTGTATTGACCCTGCACCGATCCAGAGAGATTCAGCACTAATCCATGCTCGAAATTTCCGCCGCCGTTTGAATTAACCTTATTGGATATCCACTTCCCTCCGCCAGAACTATCTTGATAGACTGCGGCACTGCCGACTGCTTCAGTTCGAGCACCAGCGGCAAATTCATTGCCGGACACAGTCCAATCTCCAGCATCGGAATCCACCGTATTCTGAATCCATAAGGCGCGCCGAACGGGATTATCCAGTTCGGAATCCTTCATCGTCCAACGTGACCCGACACCCACATGAATATCGTCGTAGAACCCATTTACCTGAACGTTCTGGAGATTTATTCGTTGGATATCAAGCGTCGAGTTAGTGAATACTGCCGCACCCGCAGTGGGCGTGGTCGATGCTGTGTTCGTCAGGGAGATATTCTGGAATAATCCCGAGTTGGAGGTCACCGTGAAAAGAACAGCCGTTGAGCTACCGCAAACAACATTGGAACTAAAGGTTCCGAGTGTTTGATCTGTAACACCATCTCCCTCTAAAATAACAGGAACTCCAATAATGAACCCGCAATTAGCAGAAAAATAATTTCCAACGGGAAAATAGAGTCTACCAGCCCCTGCTGCGTCAAGAGCTACGATAGCTTTATTAATAGCCGCCGAATCATCAGTAACCCCATCCCCTACTGCCCCATAATATTTAACATTAAACGACTGCATTGTAGAAACAGGTTGGCCGTTTACTTCTAGAAAAGAACCTAGAGGTTGGATTATATTCTGAGTCCCGGCGGGGTTTGTAATAATAGGCAAACCACCTACCGTAGCAAAAGGTTCCCAACCTCCCGCAGTAAATACTAGCATTTCCTGTGAGGTAGTATCATACAACATACCACCCTGATTCTGTGGAGGTGCAGCGACTTGGTTTGTATTATAAACCTTCGAGATAGTAGTAGGTTGCGCAGGAAGTGGAGGCCACGCATTTGCTCCGGTGATAATAGGAACAATATTAAGAGTAGTGCCACTCACCGCGACATTAACAACCGCGCATTGCAGGGAAGCATTAGGGCATACGCTAAAAAGCCAGGTACTGCCAACCGGCGAGATAGAGGTATTCGATGGAAGGATGAGACTAAAATTTCCACCCGAATCAGAAGTCACAGTAGCAGGTAACTGGTTAAAAGCACCACCAGTCCATACGAAAGGAGGAGATTTACCGGGAGTATTTTGAAACACCGCAGTGATAGTAGCCGCACTCCAAGTATTTCCAAGCGGGTCTACAAGTGTCCCGCTGACTGTGGTAGATTGGGCGCTCGCGGTAATAGCACCGAGGCCGAGGATAAGATACCAAATGTACTTCAACATGAGGGCCACCAGTAAGCGTCGTTATTAAATCCAAGGAAGTTATAGTCTAGGAACCAATGGGTCTCTATGCAGTGAAGGTCTTCATTCCCGTCTTTCATAGCAGTCCCATTCTACTAAGTTCATAGTATCTCTGAGTCGTGGTCTTCTGTAGGTCAGTGCGGATTTGCATATTAGGGAGCTTGATATCCTCGATCTTTGCGTCTACTATCTCCCACGCATCTCCAATGCTATTTCCGTAGCCAAGTGGAACCGCGATAAATCCACTATGCCCTGCTGTTACTAGCTCGCCCTTCTCCAACATAACATCATACATATAAGTAGAACCATACTGCCCAGGCCCTATTCCTTTTACCGGCACTCCCTGCGGATGCTTGCCCTTAATCTCGGTAGGATACGGCGGAATACTAAGACGAGTCCCGGCTCCGAACTCGCCACGCCAACTCTCATCCGGCACTTGCCCAGTTGCTACTTTCTGAAGCATCTCGCCAAAGTTTCCGCCGTACATATTAATAAGAGTCGCACTTGCATCATACCCAAAACGCGGAGTCCACTCTAGCCCGTAGAGTCCAGAATCAGTTGCAATAGTATTAAGATCAATCATTCCACAATAGCCGACGCTCTTTAGATAGTCCTTCATCTTGCCAAGACCATTCTTGAATAGCTCGCTGGACTCCCGCAAGTAGAACACCAGATTCCCGGCACAACCAGTATTCGGTCCGTGATTCCCGTTCATAAACTTCTTTTCTTCTAGGGTCACATTTACTAAGTAGAAGTTATCCCCATTAAAATACCCCTCTACTGATACCTCGGTGCCCTTAATAAACTCCTGCAATACAAACGGAGCGCCCTTAGTTTTAGCATAAAGCTTATCAATACAAGCCAGCATATCTTCAGGACTACTGGCTACATAAGTAGTATCAGTATCATTCTCCTGCCCGCCATCTGGTTTGTATACGAACCTCTTATTCGTCTTCTTAATATGCGCCTTAGCAGCACCTAGCTCGGAAAATCTTTCATATGGCGGCACTTGTATTCCGCACTCCTCCATAGCTTCCAGACCAAACATTCTATCATCTTCAACAGCACAATTAAAAGCGCCATCGCCAATAGTAGGACAGAGCGTTGCGCTATACTCTGCTTGACGCTCGCGCCCAGTGAGATCGAAGATACTAAGATCGTATTTCCCATAATTAGGATACCCTTTACTACCGCGCGCCCGGATATAAGGAGAAGGGACTATGCCTTTGAGAATGTTCTCGTAATCTGGTTCTGTGAGGAATGTATCTACTTTGTGCCCTTCTTCGAGCAGCCGCAAAGCAAACCAAAACCCATAGCCAGTGTAACTATTAAGTGCAATCCTCAATGCCATAATCCCATCTCCCTTGGTTAATTACTGCTTGCTAGTAGTCTTCATTGACAACTTCGGCGCTTTGGAGGTATTGCTCTTGTTGCACTCCACGCTCTTAATACATGCACGTACTGATTCCCGGCTCTTAGTTGCTTCCTGTCCAGCCATTTTATATCTCCTTAGTAGTTAAAGTCGTTGGCGTTTAGTGGATTGTTACTATCAGGCTTTGGTCTAGTACGCCTGAATCTTTTTGGCTTGCCGCTTGCGCTATCGGCTTTGGTTGGCAGTATCTGATGAGAAGCAACACCACCAATCCCATACGGAGTAGTATCAGCCATCGCATCTCTAGCAAGCGGCTTCCACGCATCTGGATGCCTGTTATCAGTGTGCGCTGCTTTATATGCATCCTGCGCGCCCTGAATTAGCATGTTGGCATTCGGCCCCATAATCTGGCCTGCTAGGTTATTACGTGCCGCGCCTCTAGTATATCCAGTCGCTACTCCGAAACTTGCAAGATGGCTCAGACTATCAATTGTATTCAGAGCTATTCGTGCGGCACTTGCAGCATTTTGTCTTCCAGCGAGCGCGTCATAAACAACACCTGCTGGAGTTGCTTCAACTCTATTAGCAAGATGCTTACCCGGATCATCCCAGTCGTGGCCTATTAGTAGCCGCTCTGCTTCGTAGAGCGTAGCCCCTAGTACTGGAAACGCCATACTCATAAGCCCGATGTTCCTAGCTATTCCTACAAAGTCCCCTTGCTGGTACTGACGCTTGAATACATTCTGGATAAACCGTGCCTGATTAGCGGTGTATGAATGGAATGCGCCCATTACTCTAAATATAGGACTGCTTTGTCCAAGTGCGGTACGTCCTTCTCCTTGATTCAAGAATGCCCGTACATTCGTCCCGTGGTAATAAGCCTTCTGTATATCACTAGCATCAAGCTGAAACTTCTGCGCTTGTATCTTCATAGGATCAAGCCCGAGTTCTCTTAGTACCGGGAGCGCCTTTTTACCATTCCCTCGTGCCAGATTCTGCACCGCCTCATCCGCTGCTAACTTACTCGCGTGCGCGCTCATCAGAAGAGTATTATATCTAACAGAAGACATTCCAGGTATGTACATGTTCTTGTGAATAAACTCACCAACACTACCGGGCATGTATTGCGAGATCTTACCAGCCTTAAAAGCCTCATGCTCCCTATATCCATTCATTGTTAGTTCGCTAATAGCGTTCGTTGCAAGTACAGTAGCCTCGGCTCCCTTGCGTGTACTGGGGTTGAAAGTCTGGTCCAGTACTTTTGCGTAGGTCTGAAATCCGTCACTCATCAGTATATTCAGATTAGAAGTAAGATGCGGAATAGCGGCCTTGTACGCAAGTATCGACTGATGTACTCGCCCAGCCTTCTCGATAAGATTAGGGTCACGATACTTAGAAGGCGGGGTCTGAAACCTAGTATCCTCGTTCCCCTTCCTCATATCTCGGTCGAACTTAGAAAGCCCCTCTGCATCCGGTGATTCCTTGAACAGAATATTAAGATGGTCCGCTAGAATATCCGCCCGATTCTTACCAACAGTCTTCTCAACATGCTTAAGCACCGCTTGTATTCCAGAACGATTCGGCCCAAATACATTCTCCGATGCTTGCTTCTGCGCTTCTTTAGTAATATCAGCCGCAGGCTTTGTACCGCCTGCTAGTTTAGCTTGCTCCACGCCCTTAGAAGTAAGCTGGTTTACCTGCTCTTTATACGGCCCTTGGTAAGTATCCCACAGGTGCTTAGCAGCAGGGATATCTTGGAATGCGGCTTCCGGCCTAAACATACCATGATACAGTCCAGTCTCAACTCCCTCGGCTACTCTATTAACAGCCACTGGATTAGCAGCAACCTTACTTCCGATCTTTTCAACAGCACCCTTAGCAAGATCCGCAACCGCGTTATAAAATCCGCCCATCGTATTACTCCTATTGGATTATTCCGCCGAGCTTCTTGTCTGCTACGTGCAGAAGGATATTGTGAGAGGACTCAGCTAGTGTGCGCTTGAAAGTGATGTACTCATCAGGGGTTGTGATATTAGCAGAAGCCGCTTGTATTGCCTTCACAGTGGCATCAAACCCCTTCAGTGCATGTGGATGTTGCTTCAACGCCGCTCTAGCAGGAGCCAACATAGCAGCATCCGTTTCCTCACTTAATTGATGCTGCCACTTTGTCCAACTAAACGGTGCAGTAAGTTTCGAGCTTCGGAACATATTACCTTCAGAAGCCAGCCGTCCAGAGCCAGCAAGATTAGAAAGATGCACATGGAGCCAATCTGCTTCTTTCTGGATATCTTTAGTAGAGGCATTCTCGTAGCCTTTCAGTTGTTTGATTCTATATACGAGCGAGTTTGCCAAGCCCTCGGGGAGTTGTTTGCGGTTGCCGTAGTGATAGAGGAATTCGTGCGCGGCATTTTCAAAGTGAAGTCTATTACCGCCAGCGTCTCGAAGAAGTTTCTTGAACTTAATAAGACCTTCCTTCGATCTATCACTAATAGCTTCTGCTACTTGAATCCGATTGCGAGGCGCTCTTAGGTATGCATTGGTATCTACCTTGTGCTGAGCGAATTGCTCAGGACTAATACTAGTCCCCTTAGTCCGCTTCTCAGCTTTGTTCAGCTTCTTAGTAGCTCCCTCTACATTGGATATCCCGGTTTCTTTAGCGATAGCAGAGATGTTATTCTCTGTAACCGCGCCGGGAATATCAACGCCGAGCTTCTCCAGACCCGCTGCGAAGTTATTGAATGCTGGACTAGCAATACGCGCCTTAGCAATATTCTGTGTGACTTCATCTTTGTGGAGTTCAGGAAGATGCACAGGTGCTTCTAGTGCGGCCTGATTTATCTGCTGCCAACGCTCTGCTAGTACCTCAAGCTTATCCTTATCTTCCAGCCCCACTAGTGGCTTGCCGTACTTAGCCATAGCGATTGAGTTCTGAGATACCTTCTCGGCTTCGTGAAGTTTAGCCATTACTGGATCCATCTCATTACGCTTAGCTTCTGCGCGTCGTGCTAACTCCTCATACCCCTTCTGCTGCGTTTCACGGCTGCCATACGAATACACATTCATATCCGCATCTGTGAAATGTCCAGTAGTATCAGTCGCAGGGTGTACTATAATCCCATGTGTTAGTTCATGGTCCTTGCCAATAGTAAGGTCAGTTAGATTCCCCGGCTTCATAAACCAATCATCAGCATGGTTCATTTCCGCGTGCGCGCTTTGTGCTACATCCTGCGCGAATGGAATCCCGCCCATCGCGATAGTATTAGCGGTCCACTTCTTAATCAGCGGCGCACTAGCTATCTTCTGAATTAGCTTCTGGCCAGTTTCGCTCTTAGCAAACTCCCCACCTACAGCACTAGCATACTTCCCTCCAATAGCCGCCGCTCCCTCAAACTCCGCAACTCCCTTAGCTTCATTAGCCGCTGTAGTTTTATTCCCGCCACTCTCACTAAGACTCGCCAAGTAGAAATCGCTCGCACTAATAATCCGCTTCGCTACGAACTTCCCCACCGGAGTAGAAGCAAGACGAGCGGTAAGAGGTAATACCTTCGCAGCAGCTTCCCCAGCGCGCGCCACAGGAGCAACAGCGCCGATTGCTTCATAGAGTGGCAAAGTTGCAATAAGCTCTCCAGTAAGACCAGCAAGGCTCCCGATAACAGTATCCCGAGGATGAGTTTGAATCCAAAAGTCATCACTCTGGATTTTCGCACGCTGAGCATCTTCGTAGTTAGATACATTTCGCTGAATGCTCTTTTCTATGTTTGCACTCTTAGCAAGCAAGCCAGTATCATCTTTATGAGAGAAGTAACTATCCAATCCATGCATAGATGAAAAGGCTTTGTTAGTAACCTTAGCGCCAAATAGCGCAATTCCGTCCCACGCTTTCGAGGCGCCTACTACTAAGTCCTTCCCCATCTGGTCTTGACGATCTGTACTATAAGACTCACTCAGCTTCTGCTGCTTGCCAGCCGTGTGGATATTATAATCCCTAATACTAGTATCACGGCCGGTAGCACCAACCCAAGTATTTTTATCCGGTACAGGAAGATGAAAGCCTGCATACGACTTAGGAACGTATTTATCATAAATACTAGCCCTCACTTTCGCCTTATGCTCTTCAGGGAGCGCCTGATACTTAGGGTCGGCTTTTACATCCTCCAACCGCTTAGCAATAGCCGCTCCCCTACTTGCAAACGAAGGTAATGATAGAATCTTATTAGTGTCCGTAGTTGGCTTCGTCGTCGTCGCCGCCGGATTCGTCTGAGTCGTCGGAACCGACTGATTCGAGGTCGGCATCTCCAGCGGATTTATCGTTGCCATTAGAATCTCCAAGGAGTGCAGTCGGTAATTGGGTCATAAAATTAGCAATCCCACTGCCAACCCCGGAACCCGAGCTAGGTGTTTCTTTCGTTTCAGGTGGTGCATTTGGATCAAGATTAAACTTAGAAGCCCGCATCTTCTGCAATTGCATCAAGTAATCAGTGTCCATCTTCTTCTGGAGTTCTACTTGTTTTAGCTGTTCCTGCTTTTGCTGCGGGTTTGCGGCGGAAGCATTAATATCTAATACTTTCTTCCCGGCAGCTAGGATAGATTGATTGACAGTATTTATATCCTTATCAACAGCACCCAATGCATCAGTCTTTATCTTTGTCTGATTCTCTTTCCCGAGTCTATTATCATCCGCGATCTTCAATGAAGCATTAACCTTCATTGTAGTCTCAGCAAGCGAGTTAGCATTCCGCATCGCAACTCTACGCATTGCCGCCGCGTTATTAGCATCCGCTAGTGCAGCTTTCGCTATATCACCTTGGTACTGTTTCTGTAAATCAGTAGCCGCTTTATACTCAGCCCGCGCGTTAGTATTACCTTCTTTAATCGCCTGCATCTGAGCCGCGGATTCTGCTTGGATCATTTTTGGTATTACATACTGCGTTAGCTGCTTCTGTGCCGCTTGTTTCTGTGCGAGAGCCGCAGCGTACTGCGGGTTGTTCTCGATAGTTTTCTGGTCCTTAGCAAGTGCTGCATCAGCGTATGGAGTTGCGCTTCTTGCTGCTGGCTGCGCTTGTGCAGGCTGTTGCGGTTGAGCTTGCGGTTGCGCTACTGGCTTCGGCGCATTACCATCACTCGCTCCCTTAGATGCAAGCTGTGCTACTTGATGCTCAGCAGGATTGTCACTATTAAAGGCACCTGCCGCTTTATGTTCCTTTACAGCTTCCTGAAATGCTTTAATCTCAGGAGTTTTATTCTTATCCATGTCCGTGAAACTAATATCCATAGCCTTCTGAATCTGCTTAGCCTTCTTCGGGTCAGTAAGAATAGCCTCTAATTGCTTCTTATTCGCTGCGAGTACTCCCTGCGCGATCTTATTATTAGGATCTTGCTGAAGTACCTGCTGAGCATTAGCAACATTCTGCTTCGCGCTCATTACATTCTTGATATCATCCTTAAGTCGGTCCTGCTTGTTCTGTTCGATCTTATTAACCGCGCCACCAACCAAACTCAGCAGCGACCCAATTCCATTATTCTTTTTAGTCTGCTGCTGTTGTGGATTAGTGCCAGTAGGTCTAACAGGAGTCCCAGTAGTAAATTGCGGCACATTAGGAACACTACGTGGCTGAGCTAACTGCGTGCCCTGCGAATAAGGAGACGGTAGTGGCGCATTAGCCTGTGCAGCTATTTGGCCAATAACATCAGCAGCCCCCGACTGACTAACAGGAGCAACTTGCGGTGCTTGGATACTCGGTACTGTAGGTACATTATCAGCCATTACAATTCTCCCAGAGCACTTAGAATATCACTAAACCCGCCAGTGCCACTTGCCGCAGTGTTATTAAGAGCATTTGCGCCGCCACTAACCAATGACGAAATACCACTCCCAGCACTACCAAGAACATCCCCAAGTGAACTCAAGAATGAACTATCACCACCATGCGCGGAACCCTCACTAGTCAGCGCACTTAGTAATGTCCCTTCCTCGTTAAGTTCCATACTGGAATCAGTAGCTTGTTCCGAGGTATTAACTTGCGATGCAAAATCTCCTTGCGCTAGTGCGGCGGTACTACTATTAGGACTAATACCAGAAGCTGCTTCCTGAGCACTGATATTAGCTGATTGTATTCCTGCCTGCTGCTGTATCTGAGCATTCTCCGCAGTAATAGCCGAATCGGTACTAGTACCAAGCCCCGACAGCACACTAGTAATAGCCCCACCAGCAGAGCCATATGTGGCATTAAAATCTCCACCGACTGTGTTAGCTGCGGTCCCGGTAAAATTAATCCCATCTGTACCTTGTACTGTGCTTGTAGGCACGCTGCCCGGAGCGGCGTAAGTATTACTACCAGCAACTCCAGCTGATGGTTGCGATGGGTTAGTAATAGGAATCCCACCATCTACTAACTGCCCATTACTAGCTCCACCCATCCCCGGCATTGGTACTTGTGGCCCCCCGGCAGTTCCAACCGCTGTACTCTGAATAGCCATTTACCATCTCCTTGTGCCGACTGGTCGGATTTGTTTCATCCCTTGGTTAGATACTGTGTCGTTTTCCATCTGGGAAACGCGGGCGGTTAATAGCCCAACATCGCCTTTTTTCTTCGGGTCGCCAAATAGTGTATTGCGATAAGCACTAGCGTAGTCCAGCATTCTAAGATTCCCGGCCCCTCTAAGAGCCGCACCGTATTCAATAAGCTCCCGCCAGTCGTCGTCCAGCAGAATGATATCAGTAAGAGCCGCTGGTTGTGAGAAAGGATGCTGTATCTGATAGCGCATGTATGAGTAATAAGTATTAATCGGCTGTGGCGCAATGAATACTTGATTCTGATACCGCGACCAGTAAGCGGGAGTTCCTGGAGTACTGAACATAAGTTCTAAGGAATCTATGCTCTTATATGTAAGTCCAATGCCGGGATTATACTGAGGCACTCCAGCTAACGGCACATTGTAGAACATGAAGAAGCTTGGGATTAACTTCGGGTTCGAGTTATACTGGTTCTGCGGAGTCGGAATATCTCCAGCATTAACCCAAGTACTGAACGGATACTGAAACTGCCCAGTAGTCATTTGCACCGGAGTGGTAGTAGTCCGTTGCAGTCCGGTAAAAGGATAACTCTGACTATACTCCAGCACCGTATCCGCAATCCACTGCGCGCCGAGAGTAAGCACATCCCCTCTATTAGAAAGCTTCGCAGCCACACCACCAATAGGCGGCCCGCTAGTCCAGCCAATCCCCATCAATAAATCCTGCACTGTATACGGATACGCCATAGTTCACCTATATTAAGATCCAGATAGTTATATCCGTTGTGTTGTTAGAGGTTTGTAGAGTGATATTAGTCGCTGTAGCTGCTATAGTCCCGTACCAAACATCCGCTGCTGCGTACTTAGCTATCACTATGAATCCAGTGGGCACCGAATTAAGATTATGCGCTATGGTCAAATTAGCATTAGCCGCTGGCCAACTCGCAGGCAACGCGTTCGGATTTGCCGTGCTCCCAATCCTAATACAAACCCCGACCATATTATCAGTACTGAAAGTAAGCGGCTGGCCATTAGCATCAAATGTGAGTCCATTTCCCGGACTCACATTTCCACTTAGCACCTGATTGAACGACTTATTAAGCTGATCTTGGTCGGAAGAACCAGAAGGTGTGCGTGCTTGCATTAGTCGATATCTCCATCTGCGTAAGTTCCGCTCATCATGGCTTTGATAATAACGCCTTTGAAGGCAGTAGAAGTAATGCTGAGTTGCGGGTCTTCTCCGGTGTAGATGCCTTGATTGGAGTAGTAGGTCTTCGGAGTGGTAGTGCCGTCCAGCACGATAGTACCGAAGGCTGTCCCAGAAACACTAAGCGTTAGAGTTCCATTCCCGTATGCTTTTACTAGTACTCGACGAATCGTAGGCTCACGCCCGAGTTTAATCTCTTCTTTCCTGAATGTGAGATTCAAAGGCCCGGCGGTATTAGTCGTGGAATCAGTAGTATTAGCTTTGTACAAGTACGGAGTCATTACTACTGTCACGGGAGTCGCATACTGCACGACCATATAAACAAGTGTCAGAGGATTCGAGAACTGAGCATCTGCGAATATGGAGGGGTCAAAGTCGAAAGTATTAATCTTCAACTGAGTAACAAGCCCGCCTGTCTGCGAAGTACCATGCTGTGCGTTTACAAGATCATCGACATTGTACTTGATGTAACTCCAAATACCGGTTTTCACATCCATCAGCCATACATTAAATACTTGCTGCGAGGCTCCATTCTCAAGTATCGCGCAGACCATGTAAAACGGAGTAGGATAGTTCGCATTGAAAGCGTACAGTAATACATTCCCCGCTACTGGCCTAATAAAATCAGCCGAAGTATTCATAGGTTGGAATGAGTCTAAGATAGCGGTTCTAGCGGAGCCGGAGATATCATTGAATCCCGCTCCGGTACTTATAGAATACACTCCACTATCAGTGACTCCATAACCAATCTGGCCGTACTGTATTAGGGAGTCCGGGAAAATAATACCCTGCCCTACCTCAGAAGTCCAGAGCACTGTGAAACTAAACGGCCCGATAGCTACTCCAGTAGGACTCATTTCCACAAGTCCCTTTTCAGTAACTGCCAGCCCAACACTAGCGAAGGACAAAAATCCAGTAATCTGGTCCTCAATGGCTGCTAGTGTGTTAAAACCAGCAGTCCTGTTACTAGCTGGATCCCATGTGGTAAATTCCCCCGGCCCGCTCCAATTAACTCGATTCGGCTGCACACCATCTGTATTCTGGTTTACGTTCATCTGGAGTAAGTAATCATCAAGCACGCCGAATACTTTACCACCGACATAGTTAGAACCGAGTGCATAAGTAGTACCGTCGAAGGTATAAATACTCTGCCGAGAATAGACTGCGATATATGCAACTCCATTAACAATCTGCACAGCAGTTGGGATATTTCCAGAACCAGCCCAGGGAGCATCTGAAGTTTGATGCTGTTCGTTGAATGAGAACGGGCTAATAATAACCTGATACCCATAGATATACCCAAACTGATCCACAGCCCAGAGTGCCCCATTTAACTCAAAGATCTGATAGATTTGCGAAGTCGGGAGGAATGGGACAAAGGTAAACTTAGTAGGATCAGCTACTAGATTTATCTGACATAGTACATTATCAACCGGCACTACCCCTTGCTGCTGTACTAATTGATTAGGGGCAATATCCACCGGGTCAGAATCCGAAGCCACCCCGCCCCAAGGCTTTTCGTAATATATCTCGAAATGATTATTAGAAGTCTCACGAAGTCCAGAGGGCATGGTTTATCCTATTTGGTTATGAAGATACTAAGTGTTCCGCTGCCGAGTACAGTTACCGCGAGACCGTTAACCCAACTAAGAGTCCCAAAGGAGAACATAGGATCAGCGGTATTAGCTAGTGTGTTGATAATCGTATTACCATTCTGATCCAGAATAATAAGCGCAGCACCTGCCGCTGGTTGATTCCAAAGAATATCCTTGATATATACTTTCCCATACCAGATAAGAGTAGTACCGGGAGTATCTATGAACCAAGGATTTGCTGTGATGTTATTAGCCATTTATTACTCCCTATATAAAGATATCGTCGTTCTGCCCATCAAGAGTCGGCATTGTTAGTTTCGGATCGGGTTGGAGATCGGGGGCTTCGATGATAATAGCAAGCGCGTCCGCAATACCCTTGTCGATCTGCCCAATAAGAATCTGGTCATAACAACGCTGGTCTAGTAATTTCCCGCGCTGCCACTGCATGTCTTTTACTGAGTTGCGAGTCCCGCACCTACCACAGAAGGCCCATGCGCCTTGTTGCCATGTGTGCTCATTAGCTTGTCCACGCGCCATAATTACTCCTTGCTATAAGTACATTCCCCATAAAACTCAGGCATGTGCAAAGGACTTAGATGCAGTGTCTCCGGAGTTATTAATTGCATGTAACCGGGCTGGCAATTGAGCATGTAAATAGCTCCCTCGTATGCCTTAGAACACACCCACTGACTACAAATCTCCCGGCCTTGTGTATCTAACTTGCGGTTCTTAAACATCAATCCAAGAATATCTAAGTAATTATAACCAGTCCCAACATCCTTGAATGCTGAAGCCAAAATAGTATCTATCTGCTTCTGGCTACAAGCAAGTGAGTATCTGCGCTCTCGTGTTGGTACGCAATAGTCGTATGGTCTATTCTGTATTCCCGTACCAGCATGTGCACCGATCCAGCCAGTTCCAGAATCAATCTCAACATGATCCCAAAGGCTATTAGTAACCCAGTTGATCCCAACTGCGATTATGCCTGTACCATTTACATAGCGAATCTTAAATGCACTCATACTGTCTCCAACAGCACGTCAATAATAGTAGTCGGTTGGCATCCAACCCACGCACAGACATTAGCTTCGTATGCGCTAGTATCATTATGGTCAGCAGGCGGTGCGTAGCGGCATAGTGCTTGTCGCACGTTTAGTCCTTTATAACTTGGTGTTTGGAACAAAGCTTTCATAGCTGCAAACCCAGTAGCAGTATCGGGGAAGTAAGCGAATCTCGCAACCTCATTATAACCATCAGGAATAACTTCTAATCTCGTAGCCCCATGCGCTTGTGCGAATGCTCCCCAGTTAATATCTCCTGGATTATTATTCCTAGTCGCACGACCATTAGGAATCCCAAATCCTTCTTCTCTCGCAATAGCTTGCAGTAAATTCATAAACCCTCCTATTATAAACCCACTAGGGTTGGGGAGATGGCCGCCCTAGTGGGCCGAGGCTTGCATTCACCCATCATGCAAGCCTCTACCTTGTTGCTTAGTACTAGGCGCCGTTGCTGCCCCAAGTACCAAGCCAATCCGTAGCACCCGCAGACATACGCATGGTAGTCTTCTGTTTTAGCGCGCCCGTATCGAAATCATCATCGAATTCGTCTTGCGGGTTCTGGCGCATAAATACAGTGAGGTAATGATTCTTCTTATCCGTGACCATAAACCAAGGCCCGGCGCTGGTGAAATAATGACATACCATGTACGAAAGATCTTCGCCCAAGAGCGAGTTCACGTCATTGGTATCTGTTGCAGGCTTACCACTTGAAGCGAAGAGTTCACGAGCAAGGAACCGATTTTCAGGAGCAATCAGTACCATCTTCGGCTTCAGGTTAATAGGCAAGCCCTGTGAATCTACGAGCCGCTCGAACTGCGTGGTAGCCAACTGCACACCAGTAAAGCTGAGGTCGATATCAGTAGCAGGACGGTTAGGAAAAGTACCGGCGGCGCTAATGAGATTTGGAAGAGCCGACCAAGTACTAGTCGCAGAAGGTCCACCAAGCAGAGGATGCTGGTTATTAAACAGAGAAACTCCGTCCGTAGTCGTGACATTGGCGGAAAACCCCTGATTAAAGATATTAAAAGCAACGATCTCTTTCGTGTAGCGGATCGAGCGCGCGAGAGCTTTAGGAGCCTGATTAATAACCCCGTACTTCGCATCATCCCACAGTTCCTTGGAAGTACGAACCGCCAAGGCGTAAGTAAGATGAATGTACCGCTTATCGCCACCCTGAATCATGTTAGTATACGCAACGGGCGTATTTTCCGGCTTTTCCTGTAGTGGCCCGAAACCAGCCATTTTCAAGTCCTGCTCGTACTCATTCTCCGAGGTTTTTACATTAAAGATCGCCTGATGCTCTTCTGCACGCTGTTCCGTGTCAAGTGCATCAACGTATACTTTATGCAACCCCGGAGCCATAAGTTTTGCAAATGCTCCACGTACTTGTGTCGCCATTTTATTATTCCTTTATACGAAGATATTAAGCAGTGAAGATTTGACGAGCAGCCTGTAGAACCTGGAAACGAACGCGAGCGTTGATAATATAAGTACCCGCCGCACCCGGAACTTGGTCGATAGGGTTAATACCAACCATTACAACTACTGTGTTTGTCCCCGCAGTAGCTTTACCGCCGTCCACATACCACTGGCCGTTTGCATCAATCGTAAGCCCGAACTGTGTACCAATCTGCGCCTGTGTAGGAGTCCAGTTTGCGGCCACAGTTCCGGTGCTGTTGTCGTAGGTTGCCTCGAAGATGTTATTATCAACAGAGCTTTCAAACAGCGCACGGCCATCAGCAATAGGTGCACCGACTGCGATATTAACAGCCGCGGGCTGGAATACTACCGAGCCATAAGTCTGAATCGCGCCCGGAGGCCCGATCTGACTAAATGCTCCCGGTGCTCCTGCACCACTAGTACCAAGATTCTGGCTATAGTTAAGAGCAAATCCAGCAATGGAATTAGTAAGAGTAGTACCATCCCATGCACGGATAAACCCGGCGTTAAGTTGAAGCGGAGTTCCAATCTTATAAGTCTGCCCAGATTGTTCAGGCTGGCTATTCGTGAAAGGAGTCAGCCCAGTAGTCGTCTCAACAACTCCAATTGGAATGTGAGTAGTAAGATTCGGACCTGCCATTTTTTAATCCTTCTTTCTATTTATTAAACTTCAACACCGGGATCGTAGAACGTCATTTTCTTCATTGCTGAAGCGTCACGAAAGTCACTACCTACCCCAGATTCCTGTGTCATATATTGATTTGCCATAGATGCGGCACGAGTACGGCTACTAGCTTGATCGGTAGTTCTAACCGCACGTTCGTGAGCTGCACGAAGAGCACGATAGTAAGTTGCTTTGTCGATCTTCATTGCAACTACGTCGTTGAAGCAGTAGTGGCCGTCTGCGTCTAAGGAGGTCTGAATAGCATCAGCACTTACTAAATCATTAGGCTCGATATAAGTAAATCCCTTACCGATCTTATCTCCAAGATTCTGCGGGTTCTTATTAACCCATCGTGCTTCGTAGTTCGAGTCCCGCAATTTAATAGCAAGTACATCAGCATCCATGAACGCCTTAGCTTCGATCGGCACGCTAAGATCGTAAACATCGTCCATAGTAAGTTTGGAGAAGTCTGTGATATTAACAGCAGCCTTTGGTAGCACTTGTCCCGGCATGTTGGGATTGAATTTAGAAGAAGCAATAGCCTTGCGTGTCTGCTCTTCTACGATCTTAGCAACTGCAATCATCTGTGCGGCAGTAAGCGGGACTTCGGTGCTCACGGCTGGCGCATCTACTTTCACGGCTGGTTTTACGAAGGGCTTAGCCGCAACTGGCGCGTCTTCTCGCAAGTCCTTGAACATATCCAATGGGTCGATCTCGTTTTCGTTAGACATACTCTAGTTGCCTTCTGGAAGTAATCCAGTCTTTCTCTGAGATTCCCATACGTTTTGCTACCAGCTTTTCGTCAGCATTAAGAGTCTCGGACTCGCCTTCGCTCTTGCCGCTATTGCCACTTGAGGAGTTAGAATCAAACACATTCGCACTGTTACGCGATTTGATCTTACCCTCTTGTATATCTTTCATGTGGTCGAACATTACTAGTTTGTAGCAATTCTCAACCACATCCGCACGGCACTGAGCATCAAGTGTCTGCTGCGAAATCATAGCATCTACCTTGGACTTAATATCTCCGTGATAGTATTCCTTATCCGCAAGCGCATCCTGCTTATTCATCTTCGCCGCCAGCATCTTTACCGCGGTATTAGTACCACGATTCATTCTGCTAACAGCATCCGCTGGATCAAGCATGAAATCTTCTGCTGTAACTTCTGGTCCCTTATTCTCGTTTGCCTTCGCAACTCGCGCCGCCTCTGCTCTATCAGCGCGCTCTTGCGCCATAGCCGCAGCCATTTCAAGAATCGGGCGCATCTTCTCATCTTGTGCGGCCTGCATTTCTGTTAGGGATGTTTTGAAAGAAGTAGTAAGTTCCTCTTTCAATTTCTCCGGTTTGAACTCTACATCGTCGAGCTTTTCACCTTCTACTAACTGCCCATCTCTTCGATACCACGGCATAAGCCATCTCCTTATACTTTATTGCTTTTGAAGTTCTTTACTATATAACCAATCCCAACTACCTCGTTATAAGCATCGAGTTGTCCTTTCAGATAACCCTTGCCATAATCTGTGATCCCTTCTTTACTATCAAAGAAATCATCTTTAACTCTGTCCATTAGTGCTAGTAGGTACTCCACCAGCAATTGCCCCGCCGCCGACTGGTACAGCTCCAGGATTATTACCCTCGCTTGCATCAGGTTGTCCAGCGCCACTTGGCTGTCCAGATTGCGGACTTGGCTGTTGACCTCCAACGCTTGACTGTGGGCTAAGTTCATTAGGGCGTCCTTTATCTAATAGTGCGGGTCGTGGTACTAGCCGCTCGTAATCGTCGTGACCGAAGTTCTGTACTATTTGCTTGTACAGCGATTGCTTCGCTCGGAGTACATCGGTGTAGTATTCTATCAAGTCAGGGGGAGCGCCTTGCATTCCCATAGCTTGAATCATCTGAGCATCGCCCTGATAGAGGCCACTTAGAGTTTGAGATAGCATTATATCATTCTGCTTCTCTAGTTCCTTATTCATACTAGCGGTGCTACTGCGAATACTCAGTCCTAATTTTCCAGACTTAATGTTCTCAAAAGCAGCTTTCAGGGCTTCTGCGTTATCACCGTACTGTCGTAACTTCTTACCAATTCCGAAGTGAGCATACATCTTAGCGAACTTCGAGCCGGCTCTAGAATGTGCGGATCGCATATCTGACATGCGTAGGCCGGTTCTAGAATTTTGTTGCTGAAGTACGGCGAAGGTGCCTTGGCTAGAATAGATTCCACGTTTGCTGTTGACAATACCGCCACCAGTACCTCCTGTTGCAGGATCTATTCCTGTGCGTTCTTTTACTAGGGCTAACGATAAATTCTCCCCGTCAAGCGAATCAGCTTGGGGATTGTTAAGTTCAAGTCTTTCGATCTCACCTGGATCAGCAGGCACGAGAACACCAGGATAAAACTGTAGAATCGAATGAAGCTTCGAATTCTTATTAACGCGAAACGCTGTTGTATTGGAAAGTGTTTTAGCATTGATTCGTTGGCGATGCATCTCGCCAATTTCATCTTGCAGTGCTTTGAGCATTTCTGCAAAACCGTATCCATAATACTGGTCATCATCATATGCCAACTTTGCGTCTTCGAAGATATCCATGTTCTCTGGATAGTAGTTGAAGAAAGATACTAACCGAGTCTTGCTTCGTGGATGGTGAGTGCATTGCAAACGGTAGTTCTGTCCGTTGTGCTGATAACGAAACCAGCACTCATAAAGATCGTACTCGTCGCTGAGCGATCCCGAACTAGTAGCCCCTAATCCCTGCTTCTCTTCAATGTAGTTCTGAAGAACATCTGACTGACTACGATCAGGCTGGGCAATAATAGCATCAATATCTTCATCTTTGAAAAACTTCAGAGCTTTCTTGTCTTCGAGTGTCTTTCTAGAGACAGTCATTATGTGGCATTTGAATTTTGAATCTTCGAGCTTCTGTGTACTGATATCTGTCAGGAACTTATTAAGCGGAATGTTCTCAGGACGAGGACCATCGAGTCGGATTACTTCTTTCGTCTCGTACTTGTAATCCTCACCGCTCATTCCATCCGTAGATACTATCTGATTCTCTACGTGATAGAGCCAAGGGAACTTAATAATACCAGTACCATTCCTAATAGTACCAGCGAACCACGCTTCCTCTACTCGGTAGAAGTCCAGTTCCGAAGGCTCCAGCGCCATATTACTAAGGAACTTCTCGATAGCAGAACGCTGGTCGTCACCTTCGCCGGTCTTAATATCACCGTAAATCTTAGCCGTCCACAGAGGATCAGTCATGTACATAGCCATGACTCTAGCTAGTAGATTATCGCTATTCGAAGCAATAATCTGAATCTCTATATTAGAAGCCCCCGGCCAAGGAGTATCACGGGAGTCGTTCTTGGGAGTACCTTTGTAAAGTCGAGCGTACTCTTTCAGTTTATCTTCTCTGAAATTCCGAGTACGCTCGTACCAGTAAGCCGTGGATTCCTCCACAAATTTCCACATCTCTTCAGTAGCATCTTTTCCGAAATTAGTTTTGACCGGTCGTATCGCTGGCATTTGATTCTACCTTAACTTCGGGATTAGATGATACAGTTGTTACTTGATTTGGGGAGGGCTGCATGTGACTTATACCGCACAGGGTACTACCTACTCCAGCGAAGTAATAACCAAGCTGGAGATTGTACTTCGCCGCGAGATACATGGAAGTGAAAAGTACGAGAATCCCCCAGAATGTTAGTGGAAGATTCCCGATTGCTTTTATGATCGAAACCATTTCTTAATCCTCAGTCATGCAGGAGTTTGAACAGCGGCACCAGTTACGGGAGCGGCTACAGATGCGGCGACGGCGGGTGTAGTAGTTGCAGCGGGCTGCGTAGTAATAAATGCATTCGACGCAGCTACGAGGCTGTTTACGAAAGTCGTATACTGTGCGGTGGTGACAGTGGCAGGATTAACTCCAAGCGCAGTAAGAGTCGGCCCGAGGGAAGTAGCAAGTGAAGATACAACAGATGCAAGCTTTACAGCATTACTCCCGGTCGTATTCCCAGCCGCAACTCCAAGAGCTTCTGCGTTTCCGATTGCAGTAATACCAGTCTGGATCAGAGTAGAAAGACCCGGCATGTACGCATTCTCAAAAGGAGTAGCGATCGTCTGAACTTCCTGCACAATCGGCGCAGCTTTCTTAAAAATACTGGCAATATCTTCGCCAGCTTTTTCAAGTACAGTAAGGAATGACATAATATAAATCTCCCTATTTCCAGAAATGATCTAGTATTCTAAGAATCACAGCGGTGATAACTCCACCCGCCGCACTATATGATGCAAGCTTGATCTTAAGTGTAAGTATATCCGTAGATACCTTGGTTACTTTTTGCTCAAGACTGTGTAAATCTTTTCTGTTCTGTGAATGTTTCTCAGTTGTGTCGATCTTTAGATTACTCAGTTTCTCATTAAGTACTGCTTGGCCTATAGCAAGATCGACTAAGCTCACTTCGCCGCTCTCGCCCATACTAATACCCCGAGATACTATTTCGTATATTTCGCTTGTACTGATTCTTTCTTCGAAGAATTTCCATTTCAATCTCGTCAGTGTTAGTATCAAAATCCCATACTTGCGGCCCATAGCCCAAAGTATCGAGTACGTCAACGAGTTTCCCGGCGGGATAGGTTTCAAATTCCTCGTGGAACTCTTCCATTCCCTTGCTATTAAGCCAAAATTCTCCGCGTTCAAAAATAGGTCCGAGACCATCAATACGCATTTTCTTAGCATTCTTGGTCTTGGGAGTAATAAGCTCCTTGATGGTAAGGTTGCCATATCTAGGATCTCGTCTTCGTTCTTCTTTTATTTTGTACTCTAAGTGGTACTTGAGGTATTTTTGAGCGGCGATTGTTTCCATGTATATACAATCAAGTTTCCACACCTCGACTGCGAGATATAACATTGTGTCGATGAACTCGTCTGTACCACAGGATTTAGCCCATACATCGAGTAAGTACACCCGTCTTGGATTCTCGGCCACTCCGGTAATAGTAATAGCATGTCTGCACCTACCCTCATTGCCGCTATGATTAGGGTCTACGATCATGTAGCGTTTTAGATTACGTGGGGCGATATCTTCTTCTACGTCGCCTTCGTGAACCTTGTGCCGTATTAGAACTTTCTGCCGAACCTTAGTAGCACCATTCTTAGTCATTGGCGCGGCGTCGGTGTAAGTGAAATTGGAGTCTTTAATAAACTCATAATACCTAAGACTACGCTTATCAAACTTTACCTCGGCCGGATTAATAGGTACATTAAGATACTGGCAGCTAAATAGATAAGAGCCGAGACGCTGCTTGTAACGAGCAAGCTTCTCCAAGTTGAATGCTTCTGGAAAAATTGGCACGCCGAAAGGGTGTAAAGAACAGCAGCCACCAAGGGCGCTATGAGTAGTAAAATTAAAATACTGCTCATTACTGCGAATGTAGCTATTAAGATCCTTGTAGCTCCATCGGTTCCCGACAATAATCTCATCATTATCCCTACCACCATCATCTATTGCGGCGTCAAAGGCGCCCACGAGTAGTTGATGATACTCGATAGTTTTCTGCATCGTGGTGTCGGATTCAAATGCCGCTCTACCAACAAGATCATCTTGGATAACCATATCGTAATGGCGAGATTGTAGGGCAGATCCCACACCGATAAAATCAAATGTTCCTTCACCTTGAATTCTACCAGCTTTAGTACGCATTTGATGTAGACTTTCATCATTTTGCGTACAGCTAGAATCAGGTAGTATTTCCGGGAAAAGATATTTGAACAGAGCATTATCTCTGTAATGTCCATAAAATCGCACACCAAGCTTCTTCGCATTGTTAATAACCTCGCTAACTAGTAGAATGCGAATATCTTGATTATGTACATACCTCATCCACTGGATGTATCTATCACCATGCCCCATAGCACGCATGTACAACTCATCCTCATAACTAAAAGGAAGCGCGCGCCACATTGGGTAGCATTCTGAGTAGACGGTAGATTTGAAATGGTCACGAGGTATCTCGATTACTTCTTTCAGGCCATCTTTCTCTACTACTTGGCACATCTGAAAGTGCATGTTTCTATCAGGATCGGGGTTCTTCTGGAACTTATTCTTGCCGAGAATTACTGTTGCGAAGTAGAACAAAGACCCAAGAGCATTCAACCTATGAATAACCCGCATCGTTTTTTCATCGGGATGCGTAGGAGGTATTACTTTATACGACCTCGTAACACTCGCCGGGAGATATAACCCACCCGTCTCGCTATACTCATACTCCGCGTTTTTGTCTAGGACGGCTTCTAAATCCTTCTGAGTATAGCTCATAGATCCACAGTTTCTGTTTTAGGATTTTTAACTCGGCATTCGCAGAAGCTAGTTGGGTTTGGAAGGTCATTATATCTACCGCTGCGCGTCGAAGTAGAGCGCATAGGCCGAGGTAGTTATACGTTCTCATTCGCGCCATTGGTCATCGTCCTAATAACTCGGCACCACCGCTTCGCGGCGGATGCCTCGCGGACTGTTTTTTAGCCTGCCGAAGGTCCGACGCAATAATTGTTTGTTACTAATACAGAGACCTAACTAGTAAGGTGGCGCTTCGCATCTTCGGCTGGGCTACCTAGCGCAGTGTCCGAGGCCGCAACTAGGATTTAATGAGTATGCGTACGGTTGATTACTAGTTAGGCTTCTGTAAACTTAGATCGAGTTCTTCGAGGGTTTTCTCAGTGTTCTCTTCGCTCATCCCGCGCATCTGTTCGCCAGCGGCCCCGGCACTAACAGTGAATCCGCCAGCGGCCTCGTTCATACTAGTAGACTTCGGCGCGCCCGCGAGCAGGGCCATGAGGTTATTAGCAACGCTCTGGTCCACTGCCATGTTAGGCTTGGTCTCAACAGTCACACTGCTCTTACTAACCTTCGCTAGAGTACCTTCGCGGTCCATTACTTCCAGCGCGGCTTTGAAGCGCAGGTTCGGCCCATACTTGCCGAGGATGCTGTCTCGAATGACCATCATGCTACTTGGGATCATGCTGCGAAGCTCCTCGCGGGAGTTATCAATATCCTGACGTAGTTGCTGGTCGTACGCGCTTACTACCCCACTCGCCAACTCTATCATCTTCGCATGGTACTCAGGAAGCTGGCGCACTAGCACTACAGTCTGCTTATTAATCCCAAGGTGATTAGCAATCTGCTCGTTCGAGTACCCCGCCGGGTCTAGACTCAGCCGCGCAATCCGCTCGATTTTAAGCGCACGCTTCCACGTCATCTTCAACGTGGGGTGCAACGCGCTCGGGTTATTAGGATTCGCGGGAGCCATTTATAAAATCCTCTATACTCGTATTACTATGCTCACTACTAATCAGGCACAGGCCGGGTTCGGAGGAGTTAGTGGCTGGAACTATCAGGGACTTATCCCAAGCATAATCGCGACTGAATTTCTCCAGCGCCTCTATTATTTTCGATTCCGCCATATATTTAACTCCCAGCACGAACACCGGCTCGGTGCTCTGATACCCCTTACTATATATAGATAGGGGGAAAATAAAAAGACCGCTATACACGGTGCATACTCCCGCATACCCCACTTGCGCCCTCCGGGCCACCACGCCCCTTCGCGCACCTCTTTAATACTTGCTTCGCAACTCGGAATAAGAACTTATTATTACTTTCTAAAGTGCGAATTTTTTAAAAAATTGTTTTGGTACACCCCGGCCTGTTGAGTTACATTTCGATTTTTTGGAGGTGGGTGCTAATAGGAATGCTTTAGCAGTAGCGCGGCGCGAAGCGCATTGTATACAATAGTGGATACATAGTAGTACGCAGCCATGTATGCGCGCTGTTATATACTTAGTAACTAAAGAGATAGTTCGCACGCGCGAGTAGGACGTGTATAATTACGACAGCAGCAGTTATAACTAACAGGCTGGCGGAGTAATCTGTAAGAGAAAAAAGATTTTCGAAATAAAGTTTTACGAAACGCGCATAGAGCTACAAAGTGTGTATAATAGATACAGCAGCAACGATGCGGTAACAGAGACTAGCTGATACTAGTCCATAGCAAAGGAGATTACCATGAACGTTACGATTATGTTGAATGACCACCAAGTAGAAGCGCTGGCCAAACTGGGATTGGCTGATGATGTTGAGACGCTTGCGTCTAACGCGGTCGCAACGGCACTCAAAGGCAAGTTCAAGTATTACGCGGATAAAGCGGAGAGCGATACGGCGAAGTCGTATGATTGGGCGATTCGGAGTGGCGCGAAGTTTGATAAGGATAAGGGCGCGTTTGTCAGCGGGTACATGTTCCAGCTTCGGGAGATACTGAAGAATCTCTAGTAGTAGCACAAGCCGAAATAGGGGGAAGGGCTAGGCAGTGCTGAGCGCCCCTTATATGCACGTAACGCGTGCACTGACGAGGCTTTTATGACACTTGAGACGTACGATATTGGATTCATGCGACGGATGTTAGAATGCGCCGTGAGGGCTGGTGATGTAAAAGCCGCGGAGTTCTGGCGCGCGCATATTGAACGGGAGCTATTAGATGCCAAAGAATAACCCAATCCGCTCGCTAGTACACCCCGACGTGGCGCACTACTTGGCGATCGCGGAGTCTAATAAACGCGAGTGCGATGCTATTGACGCGCTGCATGAGAAAATGGACGCGCGACGTTCTACCACCGGGATTGGCGCGGATCGTAGGGATAAAAAGAAGTATATAGCGCCTACGCTACATGATTTAGCTGCTAATAATCCACTACTCCGTGATATGCTGCGAATGGCACAGAAATAGCTAATAATAACCCGCTAGCAATAGCGGCCCTGCGGACGGTCATGTGTCTCTTCGGGACCGAAAGCGGATTCGTTTCAAACCAAACCGTTGAAAACAAAGGGGATGGATCGATCGGGACACACTGCCGCATGACGGCACATATAGGTGTGCGTACGATTCGATCCGTCGATCAATTACTATTAGTCTCTTAGTAGTAGTTGCTTCCTTTCTTA